ATTACTGCGTATGAAAATCAGATAACAGTGGATATAACTGCCACCTCCGTAGCGAAACATCTAGATATAGATTTTCATGGTCTACGCGCTCAATCAAGCGATGGTGCAGCCGAAACTTTCACGTCAAACACGGAACTCGCTCACGGTTCGGAACATGATGTCACCCGTTATACGACAGGTGAATATTGCAAGAGCCTGCGACCCTTAATGAAACGCTTCGTAAAAGTAGCGGAAATCAAAGGCGGGGAAGCAGTGACACGACAACCGGCGGAATTTGATAACTATGAATCTGGCGATATGACACAGCCTATTGGTAACCGTTCTGTTTATATAACAGACGGAACTACTAATAGGGGTGCATATATGCCGGAATCTTGGTTATCGTTAATTTCGTATCTCTATAGATTTTGCGGCGGTTCAACACGTACCAAGACATTTATACCTTGGAATGGAATCGCAACATCTTCACTGGACATGATTGATACGTTTGCAACCTCAATTGGTCGCCCACCTACCGAGCCCGCATTTGTGCAGGCAGGGGTAGTCAACAATGCAGTAGAGTGTAGTATTCCCTATTATGGGCAATACAAAGCTAGAACCATTGGCGATCAGCTTCGCGGCAGAGGATCAGCGCAACGATTCGTAGTAACAGGAACCACAGATAAATCAGACTATTATGAAGCAGCCGGAGACGACTTTTCATTCTGGTATCTTGTTGGACCTCCCGTTATGAGACCAGTAGATGTCAACGTAACATCTATACCGACTCTTAGTCTTACAGACTAAGAAAATAGGGTATCTTCCTCCCGAGATAATGTCAACGGAAAGAAGGCCCGAACCCAACAATCACTATACAAGGATTGTGCATTAGACAATGCATGGTACTTGCACGGTGGGTGGACACACAGACTTAGCTCCCTGTGTCCCTATATATGAACTAATATGTATGAACATCCCACCGGGGTGAGTAGTCATAGTAGTGATGATTGTATAGGGTTTACCTACCTA